GGTCTCCAAATAATGGATGGAATCCTTCTTGCAGAACATTTGATAAAAGTCATCGACGAAAGACAAAAACGTATTACTCAAATGTTAACCGGAGGTTCTATAAAAAGTATGGAGGAATACAGACAATTAGTTGGATCTTTGGAGTCTTTAGATTATATAGGACAGGAGCTGAGAGATATTTTGGAGAAAGCTGACTAATGACAGACCCATCTGCTTCTGTAATCTCTTTGAAAAAAGCTTATATCGAGCCGCAAGAGAAAATACTTGATCCCGATAAATTAGATCAAAGCTCCTTGGAGCGTTTACCAAAACCGACAGGTTGGAGACTTTTGATCCTTCCCTATAGAGGAAAGGGACAAACAGAAGGAGGCGTCCTTCTTCCAGATCAAACCATTGATAGAGAATCTGTTGCCACTGTATGTGGCTATGTTCTTTCGGTTGGATCTCTAGCGTATAAAGACAAAGAGAAATTTCCAACTGGAGCGTGGTGCGCGGAGAAGGACTGGGTGATATTCGGGAGATACGCGGGTGCTCGTTTCAAAATAGACGGCGGCGAGGTTCGTATTCTGAATGATGATGAAGTAATAGCCGTAATTCAGGATCCAGAAGATATCCTGCACTTTTAACATGGAGATAAAGCCATGCCAGAAACAGAACAAAATTTTGTAGATCTTCCTTCCGAAGGACCTGATGTCTCTGTTGAAATAGACAAATCAGAGGTTACAGTTTCTCCTGAAGGAGGCTCACCTGAACATGAGGATTATAGCGCCAAAGTTCAGAAGAGAATTGATAAGCTAACCAAAAAGGCACGGGAAGCAGAGCGACAGCAAAAAGCAGCTATTGACTATGCTCGTGGCATGCAACAGGAGAATGTAGCCTTAAAAGGGCGCGTCCATAATTTAGATGTAGGATACGTTAGCGAGTATGGAGATCGTATTACCTCACAGACTGAAGCCATTACACGGGACATGCAAGATGCTGTTGCGGCAGGAGATACTACAAAACAAGTAGAGCTAAATAAGAAACTTGCTCAATTAGCAATTGAAGAAGAGCGCGTTCGCGCTGCTAAAGCAGAGCAGACACGAATACAGCAAGCAGCCCAACAGGCTCAAACAGCTCAAGCAACTACTCCTCAACCACAAGCAGCTCCTCAAGTCCCAGTTCGCCCGGATCCAAAAGCAGAAGAGTGGGCAGAAAATAATAAATGGTTTGGAGACAATGATGCCATGACATTTGCTGCCTTTGGCATTCATAAAACATTGGTTGAAGAAGAAGGCTTTGACACCAACTCTCCTGAATATTATGCTGAGATTGACAAAAGAGTTAGAGAAGCCTTTCCACACAAGTTTAATAACACTTCTGTGGAACAGGTAGTCTCTGTATCAGAAGGACGCCGTCCTCAACAGACGGTCGCCTCTGCCGTTCGCTCCAGTAATTCTGGACGTAAAACAGTAAAACTCTCCCCAAGTGAAGTTGCGATAGCGAATAAACTGGGAGTGCCACTTAACGAGTACGCGAAATACAAACGCTGATGGAGAACGATACGATGGATACTGAAAAGATTGATCGCGCTCCCCGCGCCACAAAGACCAGGGCTGCAAAACCACGCCGCAAACCTTGGCAACCACCGTCCATGTTGGACGCACCTTCCCCACCAGAGGGTTATGTTCACCGCTGGATTAGGGCTGAAGTAAGGGGATTTGATGACCGGAAGAACATTTCTGCCCGTATAAGAGAAGGGTGGGAACTCGTCCGGAAAGAAGAATACCCTGAGTTTGAAGCCCCTACTATTGATAGCGGTAGATATGAAGGAGTTTTTGGTGTGGGTGGGCTTCTATTAGCCCGTATTCCTGTTGAGATAGTTGACGAGCGCACGGATTTTTTCTTGCAAAGAAATGCAGAGGCAATGCAAGCAGTAGACAACGATCTTATGAAGGAAACGCAGCATCATTCGATGGCTATTCAGAAACCTGAACGTCAATCGCGTGTTACGTTTGGTGGTCCTAAGTCAGAAGCTTAGGTCTACTGTTTTAATTTGATAATTGCTTTAAGGAGCAAACGGTATGGCTAATCTCAATGGATCGTGGGGTTTGAGACCTATTGCTAAAATGGGTCAAAATTCCAATTCCACTGGTGTTAGTGGCTATACACAATATGAAATTGCCAATGGCAATACGAACGCCCTTTATCAAGGTCAACCTGTTATCCCCCTGAGTACGGGGTTCATAGATTTAACAGGTAATGCCGCAGGAGGGACTGTTGGTTTGCTTGGCGCTTTCATGGGTTGTGAATATGTCAATAGCACTACTGGAAAACCCACGTGGTCGCAGTATTGGCCCGGTTCTGGGGCTGATAGCAATCATCCAATAAAGGCTTGGGTCGCAGATGATCCAAATCAAATATTTGTGATTGCTACTGATGCCACGTGGACAACCAAGGCAACGGCGAGAGCCGCTGTGTTTGCAAATGCAAACTTTGCCACAGCTACCAGTGGAAGTACTACTACTGGCATGTCATCTGGTACATTGTCTATTACTACAATTAACACCACCAATTCCTTGAATATGAGGATATTGGGATGGGTTGATGATGCATCCAATCAAGATTTCAGTGCTGCTGGTATTGGTGCTTTGGTACGGTTGAATAACCAATTCAACAGTCCTAACGGATCTGCTGCTGGTGGCACCGCAGCCACTGTTGGCATATAGGAGGGCTGACCAATGACTATTAGTAGAGCACAACTAGTCAAAGAGTTGGAACCCGGCCTGAATGCCTTGTTTGGCTTGGAATATGACCAATACGGAAGAGAGTACGAAGATATCTTCAACATGGAGAATTCTGACCGTGCTTTTGAAGAAGAGGTCATGCTGAGTGGCTTTGGTTCAGCGCCAACGAAGACTGAAGGTACGGCCATCACTTATGATGACGCACAAGAAGTCTACACTGCTCGTTATACAATGGAGACAATCGCACTTGCGTTCTCCATTACCGAAGAGGCAATCGAAGATAATCTTTATGATCGGTTGGCTGGTCGGTATACACGGGCTTTGGCGCGAAGCATGAGTCAGACCAAAGAGGTCAAGGGCGCTGCGGTTCTTAACAATGCGTTCGACAGCACCTACACAGGTGGTGATGGTTTGGAACTTTGTTCCACCGCTCACACACTTGTTAATGGTAACACTTTCAGAAACGAACTTTCGACAGCAGCGGATCTCAATGAGACCAGTCTAGAACAGGCTCTTATTGATGTTGCTGGCTTTGTTGATGAGCGCGGACTGAAAATCGCTGTTAAAGGTAATAAACTGATTATTCCAAAGGAACTTCAGTTCACTACCGACCGTTTACTTGAATCAACATTACGTCCGGGAACGGCGGATAACGACATAAATGCACTTCGGAACATGGGAATGCTTCCGGAAGGCTATGCCGTTAACCACTATCTAACGGATACTGATGCCTGGTTTATCAAAACGGATGCTCCCAATGGAGTTAAAGGATTTAATCGGACTCCGATTAGAACCTCCATGGAAGGTGACTTCGATACAGGTAATGTGAGGTACAAGGCTCGCGAACGTTATGTGTTCGGGTGGTCGGATCCTCGCGGAATCTTCGGCTCACCAGGAGCGTAAGAAATGTAGGGAGGGGGTTCGCCCCTTCCCTTCTTTTCTGGGATATAATAGCCCTAGCGACTGGCCCAGCAGACGCTTACGAAGACTCTAGGGCACAAACCCTCTCGTAAGGAGGTACTTGTTATGGCGAATACTCATTTTTCAGGTCCCGTTCTCTTTTCAGCGGCTCGACCTACTCTCGAAAATCTTAATATTGGTTCATGGCCCGATCAGACTCGGTACATGGATGATTTCACTGGTGTTACCTTGGATAACACTAATGACTGGACCGTTGTGCAAGATTCCAGTGCTTCAGCGGCATTACAAGCGGATGCTTTAAACGGAGTTGTGGATCTAACTTCTCAGGCTACTACTGATAATGACGGAAGTTCTATTCAAGGTAATGAAATTTGGGGTCTTCCATCAACCGCTGGTCAGAAACTTTATTTTGAAGCTCGTTTCCAGATGTCTGATGTGGACCAGATGGATATGTTCATTGGTGTTACTGAAAACTTTGCGTCAGCTCCAGAGAATATTTTTACTGCGTCGAACAGGATTGGTTTCCAAATTGATGATGGAGATGCGACTCCTCATTTGATTACTGAATCAGGCGACAGTGAAACCGATACGACTTTGTCAGGAACCACTTATGATCTTTCTGATGCAACAGATGTAACCGTCAGTTTCGTAGCTACTAAAGGCACGACTACGGATAAGGTAAAATTTTATATCAACAGAACTCTGGTAGGTACTCATACCACTAACGTACCAACGGCTAATATGGCGCAAGCGGCTGCGGAAGTTTCTGGTAATGCTACCGGTACAAAGTCAATGAGTATTGACTACATTATGGTCGCACAAGATCGTGGCGTTAGTTATTAATTGATTTGGATTAGGGGGTAACTACCCCCTAACTTCCTTTACAGGAGAGTCATATGGCTGATGCTGTAGCGACAACCACAATAATAGACGGGCCTCGAAAAGCTGTCATTTATTGTACTAATACTAGTGATGATACTGGGGAATCTGCTGTAACCAAAGTAGATGTATCTACGTTATCTCAGAGTCCGGATTTAGATACCTGTACCGGAGTTCGATTAGAAAAAGTAGTTTTTTCCAATGTAGGTATGGGCGTAAAAATTCTTTGGGAGGCGACTGTTAATGTAATCGCATTGGAACTTCCTGCTGATTATTCCGATACCCTTGACTTTAAGGATATCGGTGGTTTGCCTAATTATGCAGGAGCCGGAAAAACAGGAGATATCCAATTTACTACAGTTGATAAGACTTCTGGAGATACTTATTCCGTTACTTTGTACTGTATTAAAGAGTACTAACCCATGGCGGAACTGGATCGCAAGAATGAGCTGGATATAGTTCAAATTNGGGGCGATCTTAAATTGATAGCCCAAAAGGTGGATTCTCTAAAAAAGAATGATNTAGCTCATATACAAAAATCGATTGATGGTATTAATAAGGTTCTTTGGGGCGTAGGTTTTTTGATTCTTGGTCAATTAGCCGTGGGAGTAAGGTCTCTTTTTCTGGGATGATAGGAGTTTAGATCTATGGCTGTTTCTGGATCAAAAAACTTTGAACCCGATGTAGCGGAATATATAGAAGAAGCTTTTGAGCGGTGTGGTCTNGAATTACGNACTGGGTATGATGCCCGGACNGCNAGAAGATCTTTAAATCTGCTATTTGCAGACTGGGCCAATCGCGGGTTAAATCTTTGGACAGTTGGAGAAGTCACA